CCTCTGGTGGCGGCGCGTGGAAGAGGACCAGGGCGACCCCTTCGGGAAGGGGCGCAAACACATCATCAAAGGGCGGCTCATCCTCAAGAAGACGATCAACTGGGAGTTGCTGCCCGATCCCCCGCCGGCCGATGCCGACCGACGTGACCGCGACCAGTGGCGGCGCGCGGTCGAACGGGTGGGGCGTGAGCACTTCATCTGGAACTACCAGCTCGTGCCACCGCTCACAGTCTACGAGGATCTGGAGACGCCCTGGAATCCCGCCTACGTCTTTGAAGAGAAGACGGTGCTGGCACAATCGTGTGCCCGCATGTTCCCCGACGATGCCGACCTGGCCGCAAAAGACCCGACCAGTGAAGTGCAACTGATCGAGTACTACTCGCGTCCCGGTCGCGACGATCCGGGCAAGCACTGCATCTGGATCGAGCACGAGCTGAAATTGGATCAGGACAACCCCTACTCCTGGATCGACCCCGACGGCAACTGGTCGGGCTACGTGCCGTACTTCATCGCCGACCCCGACTGGGGCTGGAACACCACGGCGAACATGGAGCCGCGGCCGGAGGACCGCTACGTCGGCTTGCTCCGTCCGCTGCGCACCATGATCACGGCGAAGGACCGGCAGTTGACCGCGATGGAGTCCTGGCTGCGGATGCACGTCTGGCCGCTGATCCTGACGACGGGGATGGACAACGAAGACGAAGACCCGCTCGAGTTCGGCCCCGGCAAGCAGAAGGATCTCAAAGAGGGCCAGACGATCAATTACGCCGCCGCCGGCGAGGCGCCGCTCACGGTGCTCCAATTCGTCGGCCGCATGATTGACGACCTCGACCGCAGCACGAAGTTCGGTGCCCTCGGCGGGATGGCGCAACGCGGGGTGGATACGGCGACCGAGGCCGACAACAACATGCGCAACGCGGCGACGAAACTGTCGGGGCCGGTCAATGCCATGCGCCGGATCGTGATGCGCACCAACCAGACGATCTTGCAGGACATTGAACACGTCTTCGAGGTGCCGGTCACGGTCTACGCCGCGACGTCCACCGACGTCTCGGAAGTGACGATCAAGCCGAGCGAGATCAAGGGCTACCACCACACGTTCGTGGAACTGTCCACGAGCGACGAGCGGGCGATTCAAGCGCGGGATGCGCGGCTCTGGTCCGACCTCTTCCGCTCCCTCCCGATCAGTGCCAAGACGGCAATGATCCAGGCCGGGATTCCGAACCCGCAGGAGGAGATGGATGAACGCGCGGTGGAGAACACGACCAACGCGCCGCAGATGCAAATGGCGCGCTTGATGATGGCGCTGACCGGCATGGGCGAAGTCGGGCAGATGCTCGCTGCGAATGCGATGCGCGAGATGCAGGGAGGGGGCGGCGTGCCGACACCACCGCCGTCCACGGAGGGGGACGCGGCCATGCTCACGAGCGTGGACGGCTTGGGGAATCCCGCCGCCGCGGCCGTCACCGAGGGCCGTATGAACGCGCTCCAAGATCAGCGTGCGGCGGCGTTCCGGTGAGTGGCGAGCTGAGCGAACGGCAGATCGGGGTGGCGGCGCGGGCGGCGGCACGGCAAGCGCGGGTCTTGGGACGGATCGCCGATGCGTACGACCGGCGCACGACGCCGGGCCAACAGCGTGCCAAGCTCCTCGCCGATATCCAAGCCGGGCTGGACAGCGGGCAGCATGATTCGGTGATGGCGAATCAGATGCAGCAAGTCGCCCAACGCTTGATTACGGAATTGCAGCAACCGCAAGGGCAACCCGGTGGAGCGCCGGGGGGTCCACGACCGGGTGGCGCACCGGGCCGTCCCCGAACGGCTGCCCCTCGACCAGAGGGTGCTCGGCCGGCTGGCCCGCGCCCTGGGGGTCCGCAAGCAGGCAGCCCGCGGCCACTGGGGCCACCACCGCCGACGGCGCTGAGAGGCTAATCCGATGGTGACGCCAAATCTCTATACCGGGCCGTCGGGCTTCAGTCTCGGGGCTGACGCGCCAAATCAATTAAACCAGACGCTGGCGGAGATTTTAGCGATCAGACGTGAAAATCTTCGGCGTTCAGGAGATTGGGAAACGATCCAGCGCGAGGGTTTTGCTACACGTCAACGCGATCAGCGGACGCAGTTGCGGAGACTGGCTGAGCGAGATCGAGAGGCGGGACAGTTGGCGATGTCGGTATCGCCTGGGGTGCGTTTTGGCGGGACCATCGAGGCATACCAGCAGCAGCAACGCCGACAGTTGCAGAACCGACGAGACGAACAGGCGCGCGGTTGGCAACGAGCGGCGATGGGGGCGCAGCCGGGGGTGGGGATTATTGGGTTTGAAGATGCACAAAGGCAGAAGCAGCAACGCGACCAAGCCCAAGAAGAAGTGCGTCGGCAGGCGCTCCAACCGGAATTGGAACGCCAGGCCGGATTTTGGTCGCAGGTGCGGTCACAATACCCTCGTCAGAGGCTACTCCAAGATTTTGAGCGGTACGCGGAACGGGCACAGGACCGGAAGCGAACGGCATTCGCGGCACAACCCGGCGTGGGGTTTATGGGGGCCGCTGAGGGGCAGGCGGTGCAACGGCGACGGAACGCTGCGGAACTGGAACGCCAAGAGCGACTGCGGGTCGCAGCGCCATTCAATCTACAACAAGGGCTGTCCTTAGACGCGCCGCAGCGAGAGCTGGGTGAGTGGAGTGCTATTGAGAGTCAGCTCCGGGGAGCCATTGAGGCGACACTAGGCAGCGAGCGGACGGTTCAGACGAATGTGGGGTTCGAGCGCGTTAGCGTTCCCCCGCAACCCGACGCGATGAAACAGTTCATCATCGGCCTACAGGCGGCAGATCCAGCGACACAATACCGTGTAGGGACCATCCTCCAGAACGACCCAGCCCTGCGGATTGACATGCAGGAGGCGGCGTCCTTCAACATCGCAGACAATTACTTCAAGGAGTACTTCGACCCGGCGACTGGGGTTTTCGATGTACTGGGGGCAGTGACGAGCGAAATTTGGCAATTTGCCAAAGAGTCTGCGGTCGAGACGGTTCGGGCGGTGACGCAGCCTGTAGTGGATGTGAATACCGGGGATGAACTTGTTGATACCACCCTCGATGTTGTTCTGGCTCCTATTACATGGCTCACAGGAGGCGCCGCTCCAGGGATCGTGCTTGGCAGCAAACTTGTGGGGAAACCTGTTCTACGGCGCGTTGTGGCAATCATCGCGGAGACATTGATTGGGACTGCCGGTATCACAGCGGGTGAGAAAACGGGCAGCCTCCCGGCAGGTCTTGGGGTGGCCGCCGGTACGGCGTTGGTGGTTTTGAATCCCAAATCGTTCATGCGAGCCCTGGTACGACTCGGAGTAACACCCGTCGTGGCGGCGCGATTCGCGTACGCCGCTGCCGCCGAAGGCATCCCCGCGGCACTCCAGCGCCTAGACCCCGCTTCCACTCTCCGGCCGCCACAATTACTCGGTGAGGTACCGACGCGCTCCTGGGCAGCGGACGCGCCCGGTCCTTTCGCCTTTAGCCCTGCGCAACAGCGGGCGCTTGCGGAGGCAGCAGCAGACCAGCCGTGGCCGGGTGGGCCTGGGGGGTACGCGAGCGATTTGGCGACGGCGACCCCGATTCGCGACCCTCTTGCGATTTCTCGCGTGGACCCACCCCGTCTCTCGCCGGCGGAGCGCGTGGCTGAAGCTGCTGCTGCTGCCCGCGCACAGGCAGAAAGTGCCGTGCAGGGCCTGCAAGGCGTGGGCCTTCACCCAGGGAGCATCTCTGTTGACCTTGGCCTTGGCAGTGCGGCGGTAACAGCGAAAACGGCGATCGACGATGCGGTGGAGGCCGCACTTACGGCCGCGGCGCGCAAGACGGCTCCCTACGCGAGGGACGTGGAGTTGGCTGACAGCCCTCTCTTGGGGCGGCTTGCGTACGCGGGGCAATTCGCGATCGAAAAGGTTCCGATAATCCGTAGCGTTGTACCAAAAACTGTTAGTGACTTCAGGATTTCTAACCGGCTCACTCCCGAGATGGTCGAAACGCTGAAGCCGATCACCCCGGAGGTTGCCGAGGTGATTGTGGCTGCGCGCGCGACCACAATGCCTCTCGCGGTCGCTAGATTCCAGACGATGCTGGATACGGTTGAACCCGAGGAGCTACGCGCTCTGGCCAATTTAGCGAGGTCAAGGAGCGTCGGTGAGAAACGGGCACTTGCGGAACCG